TTTGCGCAGTGCGGCGTGAGCGGCCTCGCGACGGGCAATCTCCCTGTCCACATACCAGCGCGCCTTGCGGAGATCGGTCAGGGCGTCGCCCTTCAGTTCCGAGCGCCAGATGTATTTGACCGCATTGCCGAGGCAAAACCCCATGTGCTCGGTGATGGCAATGCACTCCACGCCAGACGGATGAGCGCGGTAATGATCGGGGTTGGTTGCGTCGCTCACAGCGTCACCTCCGTCTCTGTCGCGCCGCCGAGGATCGTGACGCGCAAATCCGGCTCGCGCTGCTTGGTCTTGTGGGCGATGTGGGCGCAGCGGGCGGGTGTGCCGACCTCGATAGGGCCAGGCCACGCGCCGGGGGTGCGGTAGACGAGGACGACGGAGATCATGGCGTTGCCTCCCAAAGCAGTTTTACCCCTAATGGGTGCGCATCGACACGCGGGCGCGACGCAACCGACCATGACCGACCCGGCGTTTCGGCAATCAATTTCCAGCCAGACGCGCGAAGTGATGCGCCGCCTTCATCTGGCGTCGTGTATGTCCCTATGCGAAGATAACCTAGAGAAAAGGCCGCTCTTGCCGAAGCGCCATAAAGAAACGAACAAGCGTTTCTAGTTCCGTCTGTGCATAGGCGCGTGACCTCCAAAGTAGCCCCGTCATCTCTATGCCGCGACACTGGACGCCCAACAACGCAAACTCCGACAACTTCTCCGTTAAGAACCGCACCAATGCTAAATTTATGGCCGATAACGGGCTTGTGGTGGCGATGATGTTTTGCGACGAAAGAATTTGCCTCGGCTGACGAAAGAGGGATGCGGTCAAGATGGCTCACAGCAGCGCCTCCTGCGCTGGCCGGAAGCCCATCGCGGCGTCACGCTTGGCTGCAAGTTCGTCGGCGCACGGCGCGCTGCACGCCCAGCGGTAGCCCTGCCATCGCGCGGGGAGGCGCGACCAGAAACCGGGCGCGCGCACCCCATGCAATGCAGGCGTAGCGCCGCAGATGCGACAGGTGCGGGTCATCACATCACCTCCGCAGGATGCTCGCGCAACCACACGTCGGCCCAATCCTCGCCCATCAGCGGGGGGACATGGACGGTCACGGTCACGCCCTTGATCGCCAGCCGGTTCGCAAGGCGGTAGGCCGCAGCGTGGCCGGTGAAAGTCTGGTCGTGGTCCGCGAAGATCGCGACTTCCTCGCAGCCCTCGGGCGGCGTCCACTTCGCAAGGTTTCCTGCGGTCAGCAGCGCCCAAACGGGGATTTCCCAGCGATGGATGCAGGCCAGCGCCGTCTCGACGCCCTCCGCAACCCCAAGCGCGCCTTGCGACCATTCCGACAAGCGCACCGCGGCCCCGTCTGGAAGTTCCCCCGGCATGAGGCGGCGGGGGCGATCCATCTCGGCTTTGCCCCCGCCATCGGGGCGCAGGAACGTCCGATGAAGGGTCGCGTTGGTCCCGTCCGGGGCCTTCACCGTGGCGACCATGGCGGGCCGAACGCCGCCTTCTCCGTCCCGCAAAGCCGCGCCAAACCGGAGCGCGCTCGGGTAAACGTAGTCGCCCAAACCGCGGGAATTCAGGTATCGGTCAGCTAGATCGCCTTGGCTGATCTTCACGGTTCCCGCCGCCACCTCGCGCAGCAGCGCCATGCGGCGATCCTCCGTCATGTCGGGTCGCGCGGCTTGCGCCTTCACGTTGCCCGCGATGCCGTCAATCCTTTCGGCCACGTCGCGAAACTCCATCCCGGTGAAGCGCATAGCCAGTTCCATCCCGGAACCGGCTCCGCACTGGTTGCAAATCCACGTCCCCAAGCCTTCACGGTCATCGAACCGGAAACGGTCGGTTCCGCCGCACATAGGACAGGGGCCATGACGGTTCTTGAGGGCGGCGCCCGGAACTCCAAGGGTCATCAGGATGCCCCGCCATTTCCCGTGCGCGGCGTCCTTGGTGCGAACGTGGTAACTCATGCCGCCACCCCCTTCGCCTTGCGCTTGCCGTAAGCGATGCGCCTGCTGCGCTCGTAGGACAGGAAGGCTTGATCGGCGGGAATGCGCTGCTCAGACAGGCTGCGCGGCCAGACGCCGAACTTGCCCTTGTAGAGGCCCAGAGCCAGCTTCCCGCCGCGCTGGCGCTGATCGTCCAACCACAGCGCCATCGAATAGAACCGCTGCTTTTCGTCCGTCGTCGGCGCGGCGCGCTTGCCCCGGATTTCGACCAACTCGCCGTCCGCGTGGTCGATCTTCGGAAGCGCCTTCTCGTGCCCGCAGAACGGGCAGATGCGCGTCGTGACCAGCGTTGCGCAGGACGGGCAAGCCTTCGGCAGCTTCTCGGCTGATGGCTTGCGTTCCTGCTTCTCGCCGGGCTTGGTCCGGTCCAGTTCCGCGTGGTGAATGTCCGTCACCAAGCCAAGGCGCAGGCTGTTCCCGGCGTGGTCCAGGATCAGGCAATCCTCGGTCCCCGGATTGACCCGCAGCCCGCGCCCGATCTTCTGGACGTGCAGCATTTCCGATTTGGTCGGCGCGGCGTCGATGATGCAGGACACCGGCAGGTCAACGCCCGTGGTCATTGTCCGAACGGAACAGATCACCCGCACGTCGCCATCGCGGAACTGCCGACCGATCAGCGCGCGCTCGACGCTATCCGTCTCGCCGTCCACGTAGCCGGTCGATATGCCCGCCCGCCCGAACGCCTCCGCAAGTTGCGCGGCGTGGGCGCGGTTCACGGCGAAGCACAGCGTCGGGCGGTTCTCGCCCTTCTCAAGCCACGTATCGACCACGTTCGCCATGATCGTCGCGTCGCCCATAACATCGGCCAGCGCGCCCTCGACGTATTCACCAGCCTGAACCTTCACGCCCGACAGGTCGGGAACGTCGGGCGCGTAGGCCGTGAACCGTGAGAGATACCCGCCTTCGATCAACTCCCCGATGCTCACGGGGATAACCAAATCCTGCCAGCGACGGCCCATCCCCTTCGCCCATGGGGTCGCAGACAGGCCGATGACGAACAAGTCGGGCCGCTCGTCCATCAGCTTTTCAACGGCTTTCGCCTTGATGTGGCACTCGTCCACGATGACCATGGACGCCTGCGGAATGTCGCGCCGGGCCAAGGTCTGGACGCTCGCCACCTGCACAGGCGCGTAACGATCCGTCCGCGGATGATTGGCCTGCATCACGCCGATATGTTCGATGCCCTCCGCCTCAAACGCGGCGACGGTCTGGTCAATCAGGCTGATCGCAGGCGCGGTGAAAATTACCCGGTTGCCCTTGGACAAGGCCCCTTCCACGATCTTGGCGGCGACCAGCGTCTTTCCGAAACCTGTCGGCCCCTGGATCACGACGCGGCGATTGCCCTTTCCAAGAGAAGCCCTGAGGAGCTGGATCGCCCTCTCCTGATGGGGGCGCCGCGTCTTTCGCTTTGGCTGGATGGGGCTGCTGAGAAGGTCACGCATCGCGACCTCCCCGGCTACTCGCCACCATCGGAAAAGGGACGATGACTTCGCAGGTATCGCTGCCCTGTATGTTGTTAGATATCTTATCCCTATTGGGGGCACCTGATGCCCCATCAGCGTGGGGCACGTCATGCCCCATCACCAGCGGCTGTTTCTTGCCCCATGAGTGGGGCACCTGATGCCCCATGACGCTACCCTTGCCGAACAAGGTGTAGGCGCTTGAAGTCCACTGCCCGCCGACCTTTCGACGCGCCGATCCGATGATCTTTGCCGCTTCCAGTTCGCGCAGCGCGTAGCGGACAGCACGCTCTGAAAGGCCGGTCATCGCGGCAATGGACGCGACGGATGGGCAGCACGCCCCGGTCTTGGTGTGGTGAAAATGCGCCAGCGCAAGCAGCACCATCTTGCGCGTCGGGTTAATGGGCTGATCCCATGCCCACGTGATCGCACGGACGCTCATGGCCGCACCTGATGGCGCGTGACTTGCGACTCACGGAATGATAGGGATATCCGGCGTTCAGCCGTCATCGTGACCTCCTGTGACAGGTCCGTTTCGGTTAGGAGGGCGGGGCGTTGGCGCGCCTCGTTCCTCCGCTCCTTCATGCACGTTCCGTTCTCCCGGCGCAACTGCTTAAGCCCTTGCGTCAGAACGGAATTTCGTCGGCTAGGTCATCTTGAAGGCTACGCCCGCCGCCCTGCGGCTTGGCCTCGTCCCGCGGGCGCGCCTCAGACTGACCGCCGCCCAGCAGCGTCACCTGTTCCGCGCGGATCGTCAGATAGGTCTTGCCCTCATGCTCTCGCGTGGAAAGATCGCCAGAGACGGCGACGCGCGTTCCCTTCGTGAGATACTGCGCCAGCTTCTCGCCGCGCGTTCCCCAGAGCGAGCAGTCGAACCAGAGCGTGCGCTTGTCCTGGCCGTTGCGTTCCTCGACTGCGACGCTCCAGCCAGTGACGGGCGTTCCGCCAGCATTGCGCGTCGCGGCGTCCTTGCCGATGTTCCCGGCAATGGTGATGCTTTTCATGCTGCTGCCCTCCCGCGCTCGACGCGCGCCTGTGTGTCAATCTGGCGAAGTGCGCCGCGCAGGCGCAGGTCTGCGATCCGCTCGCAGGCCTCGACGGCGATGCCGTGGCGCCAAGCCCTGAGCGCAGGTCGCGGGTAATCCCGGTTTTCTGATCCGGCGTCATTTGCCGCGCGTCCGCTGAGACAGGACCACATGACCCTGCGCGCGCAGGCGCCCGGCAATGTTGGAGCATGACCGTGGGTTGATGCCAAGGCTTTCAGCCGCCCCGGCAAATGTCATCCCGCCGTTGACCAGCGCGAGCCATTCCATGTCCCGGCCTGCGACGCTGTTTCTCCGCAGCAAGCGCAAAGCCTCACTTCCGGCCGCCCTGACCTTGCTGGCGTCCATGCGCGGGATCGTGATGCCCCGCGCCATCAGTCGGCGGCGGGTCGCCTTGATCGCGCCCCGCGGCAAGTCAAGCGCAGCCATCGCGTTCTCTTGTGTCATCCCACCGCGCACCATGGCAAGCCACCTGTCATCCCGCGCGATGATCGCGTCAGGGGTCGGCGCTGCTTTAGCCCGCGGACGCGGCACGCGGGGCCGCTTAGCCACGCAAAGCCCGCGCGCCTCCAGCCGCTTGACAATCCGGCTCTGGCTCTGTTCGCTGTAGCCAATAGCGACGCACGCAGCGGCCCGCGACATGCCGCCGTTGACCAGATTCAGCCAACGGGCGTCACAGGCCTCCTGCTGTTGGCGGCGAATGTTGGCAGCCACATCTCGCTGGTCGGGCGCGTTGTTGGCCGCCTCCCGCTCCTTGAGCGCGGCCATGCGGCGCTGATGAGCCAGCCGCTGAGCGTGCTGCTGGCGGGCGGCCTTGTCCCGCCAGCAGGTAACGCCCCCGCCCGGATCAAACGCGCTCACGCCGCGGGGAA